GTTTCTGGACGAGCAGGGCTTGGTCAAGGATGCCGCAGGATACCATAAGTCTTTGGCTGTCGCGATGAACCCCGAGAAGTTTGCCGAGTTCTTTTACGAGCAAGGCAAAGCGGCTGCGGTGGATGACGTTATGCGTAAGACTAAAAACATCAATATGTCCGAGCGTACCACTCCACAGGCTGTTTCTAAGGGGGAATTCAAAGTTCGTGCCGTCGCACCCAGTTCGGGTCGGGGGCTCAAAATTCGTAGTCCAAGAAACAAATCATAAGAAAAAATGGCTGGTTCAGTCCAAGTAACTCCGGGTTTTCAGCTTCAGCCTAGTGCGGAGCAGACACCCCTTGCAACAAATTACATCACCAACTTCGACTTCCTCAATCAGTATCTTCCCGATACTTACGAGAAGGAGTTCGAGCGTTACGGTAACCGTACCGTGTCCTCGTTCTTGCGAATGGTTGGTGCCGAGATGCCGTCCAACTCTGACCTCATCAAGTGGGTCGAGCAGGGCCGTCTCCACACTAAGTATACCAACGTCAACGCCGACTCGGCTGCGGCTGCCAATACGGCTACCTTTACGGTTAATGACCTCCTCGTCCCCACAGGTTCAGTAACCACCGGTGGTACGGGAGGTATCGCTATCCGCACTGGACAGACGGTGTTTATTACATCTAATACTGTTGGCGCAGGTAGCAACAAGGCAATCGTCACTGACGTTCGCTACACAGGTGTTAACTCCCCTGAGTTTGACGTAGCGTACTATGAAGGTACCGGTCAGGCGTTCGCTTTGAACGACACAGTTACCGTGATGATTTACGGTTCCGAGTTCCGTAAGGGAACTAATGGAATGGTTGAATCTCTCGAGGCTGATTCCGAAATCTTCGAGACGAGCCCTATCATCTTGAAGGACAAGTACGCTGTCAACGGCTCCGATATGGCGCAGATTGGCTGGGTTGAGGTCACCACCGAAAACGGTGCTACCGGATACCTGTGGTACTTGAAGTCCGAGCACGAGACCCGTCTCCGCTTTGACGACTACCTCGAGACGTCCATGCTGGAGGCAGTTCCTGCTGCCGCTGGTTCTGGTGCTGCTACTCAGGCTGTTAACACCACCGTAGGAAACAAGGGTACCGAAGGTATCTTCTACACCATCAACGACCGTGGTAACGTCTGGTCTGGTGGTATTCCCACGGCTCTGGCTGACTTCGACTCTATCATCTCTCGCTTGGATAAGCAGGGTGCGATTGAGGAGAACGTCATCTTTGTCAACCGCGACTTTGGTTTCGCTATCGACGACATGCTGGCTGCACAGAACAGCTACGGTGCCGGCGGTACGAGCTACGGTCTCTTCGACAACGACGAGCAGATGGCCCTCAACCTTGGCTTCACGGGCTTCCGCCGTGGTTACGACTTCTACAAGTCCGACTGGAAATACCTGAACGACCCAACCATGCGTGGTGGCCTTACTAACGGTGGCATCAACGGTATGATGGTTCCAGCCGGAAGCACCACGGTCTACGACCAAGTGCTCGGTAAGAACGCCAAGCGTCCGTTCCTCCACGTCCGCTACCGCGCCTCAGAAACTGAGGACCGCCGGTACAAGACTTGGATTACAGGTTCTGCGGGAGGTGCTATGACCAGCGACCTCGACGCGATGGAAGTCAACTACCTCTCTGAGCGTGCTGTATGCACCATGGGAGCGAACAACTTCTTCCTGTTCGAAGACTGATTCTGACTCGGATATGGGGGGCGCAATGGGTGTCCCCCCTATCCACCCTTAAATAGAAATAGAATGCAAGACAAAGTATACCGCCTTACTCGCGGCATGGCCCCTTTGGCCTTCATGATTCCCGGTCGTGGTAGCGCCAACAAACCCCTCCTGTACTGGGATGAAGAGAAAGGCGTAAACCGACCCCTTCGTTACGCCCGAAACCAAAAGAGTCCTTTCGAGGACGAGCAGGACGGCAACGCAATTGTAGAGCCCATCGTTTTTGAAGATGGTTTCTTGAGCGTACCTAAGTCAAACCCTGTACTCCAACAGTTCCTCCACTACCACCCTATGAACGGGACTCGGTACGAGGAAGTCAACGACGAGCGCGATGCTAGTGTTGAGGTCGAGCAGATGAATCTCGAGGTAGACGCACTTGTCGAGTGCAAGAACATGGGCATCGAAGCTCTGGAGCACGTCTCTCGCATCTTGTTGGGCATCGACCCCTCTCGCCTTACTACCTCTGAGTTGCGACGCGATATGCTCATCTATGTCCGTCGCGACCCTGAGACATTCCTCCGCGTAGCCAACGACCCGGACCTCAAGGTTCAGTCCAAGGTGCAGAAGTTCTTTGCTGACAAGCTGTTGTCCTACCGCCGCAATAAGACGGAGGTGTGGTTCAACGGACCCGAGAACAAGCGTAAGCTTTTCACCGTTCCTTTCGGCGAGGACGCTGTGGCTTTGACCATGTCGTACCTCTTGAGTGAGGAGGGCTTGGACACGCTCCGCGTGCTCGATACGTTGCTTGAGGATTGACTACCTTCGGGGTAGATTTTTTTACTCATGCAGAAGTATCTCAACATCAAAGGCACCGCCGCAGCGGGCTTCCAAGGCAACCAGCTCGTTTCTCTGAACGGCCTGAAGACTATCCGTGCAGCCACTGCCACTGCCACTGATACCCTCCTTCAATACGAAGACGGTACGACCACAACCATCCTTACTGCCGCTCAGACGGATTTCAACGTCCAAGTGCAGTTGCAAAACGCCGTGAAGGCGGCGCTTCAAACGTCATGGACGAACCCCGTTTATGACGTGACGTTGGTTCTGACCCCAACTACCATCATTAACGCCTAATGGTCAACGACCATACCGATACTGGAAAGCCGCCTTCGGGCGGCTTTTCTATCTTTAGGGAATGATTGATTCAGTCCGTCAAACCGTATTGTCTATTCTCAATAAGAACAATTACGGTTACATCTCACCCTCGGACTTCAACCTCTACGCCAAGCAGGCGCAGCTAGAGGTCTTCGAGAGCTACTTCACTGGCCTTAATCAGGCTATCAACGCAGAGAACGCCCGCATGTCGGGTACGGAGTATGCGGACATGAGCAAGGGTATCAGCGAAGCCATCAACGTCTTCTCGGTTACCAACCCTCTGACGCAATCCCCCGACCCGGCGACACCAAACGTATTCTTCGCCCCGAGCCTAACCACCACGGGCGACGACTACTACCTCCTGAACAAGGTTCTGGCAGGTGGCATCGAGGCCGAGCCGGTAAGCCACAGTAAGATTACCATGCTCAACGCGAGCTTGCTGACGGCTCCCTCTACGCAGTTCCCTGCCTACACCTTGCAAGCCGATAGTATCACGGTGTTCCCGGCTACGTTCAACCAGCCCGGCGACGTCAACGCGCAGTACATCCGGTATCCTTTCGACCCAAAGTGGACGTATGTATCCCTTGTTGGCGGCGAGCCGGTCTTCGACCAGAGTCAGCTCGACTACCAAGATTTCGAGCTACCCATTGAAGACGAGCCCCGTTTGGTTTATCGCATCTTGCAGATGGCTGGCATGAGCATCCGCGAAGGCGATGTGTATCAGTTCGCTAACGCCGAAGAACAACAACAGTAATGCCGTATATCACAGAGTATCAGTATTACGAGAATAACGGCGCCCTCCCCGAGGATGCCAACTGGGGTAGCTACCAGTACGTCTCGTTGCAAGACATCGTCAACAATTTCATGTTGATGTACAACGGCAACCATTCCTTGGTCAACAACGAGGAGCGGTACAAGATTCTCTTCCACGCCAAGCGAGCTATCCAAGAGCTCAACTACGACGCGATGAAGGAGATTAAGATTCTCGAGCTCAGCGTCTGCGACAACTTGCGCTTCGTGCTTCCTCCCGACTACGTGAACTGGGTGCGCATTTCTCTATACAAGGACGGAATCCTTCGACCATTAACGGAGAATATTCAGACGAACTGGAGCTCGGCGTATCTGCAAGACAACAACTGCCGCATCCTCTTCGACCAGAACGGAGGCATCCTGCGCCCACAAGATTCGACTATCGACTACGACCGCATCACGGGCAGCAAGCAGAGCATATACCTCAACGAGAACAGCCCCCTCGACGGGGAGCTCGGGTACTGCTACGACGACACGTGGTATTTCGATTGGGCTATCGGAGCTCGGTATGGCCTCAACACTGAGACGGCTAATGCCAACCCCACCTTTAAGATTGACAAGCGAGCGGGCGTCATCAACTTCAGCAGCGGTATGGCTGACGAGCTGTGCATCCTCGAGTACGTCAGCGATGGCATGGAGAACGGCGACAACAGTCAGATTAGCGTGAACAAGCTCTTCGAGGAGTACGTCTATGCGTACATCCAGTATGCTATCCTTGACGCCAAGCTGGGCGTACAGGAGTACATCGTAGGCCGAGCCCGAAAAAAGAAGACCGCTTTGTTACGCAACGCTAAGATTCGCATGAGCAACATCCACCCGGGACGGTTGCTTATGAACCTGCGTGGTCGCGAAAAGTGGATTAAGTAATGGCAAACCTCGTACGGAACTTCATCAAGGGGCGCATGAACAAGAGCGTCGACGAGCGCCTTGTCCCCAATGGAGAGTATATCGACGCGCAGAATATCCGTATGGGCTCCACGGAGGAATCGGAGATTGGAGCGGTAGAGAACAGCAAGGGCAACGAGCAGCTCACCACGTTGGTGTATCCCCCTACGGGCGACGCTTTGAGCGCGGGAGCCACATGTATCGGAGCGTATGCTGATGGAGCCAACGAGACTATCTACTGGTTTGTCCACGACCCCAACTTTGCGGCGGCGGGACTAACGGGTAAGCTCGACCTAATCGTATCGTACAACGTATTGTCCAACGCGATTACGTACCACGTAGTCAGCATTGACGATGGCGGTGGCTTCAACACCACTCTAGACTTCGATACCCAGCACTTGATTACTGGCGTAGACTTGGTTGACGGGCTGCTCTTCTTCACCGACGATAAGAACGACCCTCGCCGCATCAACGTCACGACCAACTACCCCAATCCTATCGCCAGTGTCGATTGGTATCTATTGGGCGAAGACCTGATGGTCCTCAAGCCACCGCCGAACAACTCTCCGGCTATAGTTCCGTTTGAATCCTCCGACGACAACAACTATATGGAGGAGCGGCTCATCTCCTTCGCGTACCGATACCGGTATGCTAACGGCGAGTACTCTGCCACCAGCCAGTTTACGGCCCCTTCTTTCGTGGCTCAGCCCTTCTTGTTTACGCCTGAGTCGTTCACCAATGACGGTATGGTCAATGCGACCAACGCATGTACGATAACGTACAATAGCGGTAGCCCTCTCGTGGTGGGCGTCGACCTGCTGTTCAAGGAGATGGATGACAATATCATCCGCGTCATTGAGAAGATTAACAAGTCCGCAGCGGGGTTGGCTAACGACACCGAGTACCAATACGAGTTTGACAACAGCAAGATTTTCACCATCCTCCCAGAGAGTGAGATTCTGAGGCTGTATGACAACGTCCCTCGATTTGCCAAGGCCCAGACCCTTATGGGCAACAGGCTTGTATACGGTAACTACGTTGAGGGCTACGACTTAGTCGACCAATACGGTCTCCCGATTCGGCTGGACTACTTCATTGGGCACATCAAGGAGCAGGCGGGCGTTACTTCCGTCGTTACGAATGTTACTCGCAACACCAACTATGGCTTGCCGGGCGTGGCATTTACGCCTAACGCCACCGTGGAGTTTACGTTCTCCAACTTCAACCTCTCTACTGGCGACAACATACAGATAAATCTGGTTGTCGAGCACGACGGTCTAGTTCCAAATGGCTGGCTCACCCTTGGCGGTGGCTTCCCCCCTACGTCTACTACGCCTGAGTCTACGCTGTCCTTTACGTACACGCTTACGGAGGACTTTACGAATATCCAAGCAATGGTCACGAGCGCCAGTTTTCTGGAGGCCATTGGAACGACGGCGAATGTTGAGACCAACCCTGCCGACTTCCCCAACTCGGACCAGAACATCTTTACCAACGCTTGGAATACCATCTTCCCCATCTCACAGACGGGAGGTATCCCTACCCCGCAGAGCTTGCTCGGCACCGGCGTCGACGCTCTCGGCGACCCCATTCAGGTCGTAGCTTCTTCGTCCAACTCGTTTACTCTGGCGTTCCCTATGCCACAGTACAACAGCGGTGCCACCGACAGCTTCGAGAGTATGAGCGTGAGGTCGGCTTCGGCACAGTACTTCAGCGTCGTCTCGCAGCGGAGCTTGCATAGCAACCGCAGTTATGAAATCGGCATTGTGTATATGGACGAGTTCGGTCGTTCTAGCACCGCTCTGGTTAGCAACAGCAACCAAGTGCATATCCCGTGCGGGGACTCCATCTTCCGCAACACCATCCGCGTAGAAATCCCTGTCTGGGAGAGGCCACCGTATTGGGCGGACCGATACAAGTTCGTCATCAAGCCCGACCGAGAGAACTACGAGACCATCTACTGCAATCAGTTTGAGACGTACGCGGGTGACGGATACACCTACTTCCTCCTTGAGGGCGAGCAGGCTGCCAAGGTTGAGAAGGGAGACAGGTATATCGTTAAAGCTGACTGCGGTGGTGCCACCGCTTCTTGTGTCTATGCTACCGTCTTGGAGAAAGCTTCGTATGCCGTAGGCGACGTAAACGAAGCGGCTCCTTTTCCGGCCCTTCCGGGTACGTACATGAAGATTAAGGCCGATGGCTTTAATGTGCTCAAGACTAATGGCGACCTCGATACGGGGTGGCAGACCGCTACTACGGAGACTCCGGGCATTATTGGCGGCG